CCTGTTTTTAGGATTTTCGGAAACTTGGCACGATTTTTGATTTTTACTTCGTTTATTTGTTTGAGTCAATAACCATGCCAAGTTTGTGTTGCTTTAGCCCATAGGTACGCCAGCCTTGCGGCAGTCCTGCTTTTGTGTGGCCTTCCACTTGTTGTAGTTGGGTTGGTCTTTGGCTTGCAGGTAGCCTGCGCTTACGATGCCAGCCTGCACACATATTTGTATCTTATCGCCTTGTTGCTTAGCTATGTTGTAATATCGTTGGCCACCTGGTTGTTAACGCCTTGCATGGCTATTGCCGTGCCTTTGTTGGAACCCTTAGCCATTAATGTTATTACAAATACAGTTGCCAAGCTGTACATTACAAACCTAAACAACTTTTGCTTTCCGCTAACGCCTGGGCTTTTAACACCGCAGTGTGGGCAGGCTTTGGCGGTGTTATCAACTTTGTTACCGCATGTTTTACAGCTTACTAATTTTCCCATCGTAATGCCTTTATTGGTAATTATTGATTAACATTTGGTTGCCAAAATTCATGCACTGCCTGAAAAACTGCAATTATCTGCGGAATGGTCAGGGCATCTACTTTTTCTATAAACCCATCAAAATCAGTTTTCAGCGGGTCATTGCCAAGCAGCGTTCTTAAATTTTCATTATATTGAATTGCTTCGCGGATTCCCCAGCCAAACGCCTTGGCTTCTAGCTCAATGTCTGCATTAAAAAGCTTGCCGTTATACGCCTGAAAAATTGCGTGCCATTCATTTTGTGCAAATTCTGGCTTTAAGTGATTACATAGAACTGCATATCTGTGAATAATCTGATTGACTGCAAAATTGTAATTGCTTTTATGTGGGCTTATATGTGCAATAAGCTCATCAGATTGCTGGTTAAAGCGGATGGTTTTTTGTGTTTGTGCCATGGCTGTTCCTATTTTTTTTCAACTGCTAAATATATGAGTAAAAAGCCAAGTGCAAAACACTTGGCTTCTAAGGCTTATTTAAACGCTGTGGAATGTCCACACTGGGCTATGATTTGTTTCTTTTTTACAGACTGGTTGCTCGAATTGAGCTTTTTTAAGGTTTTTTAGGCTTCTGCTGATTTTATAGGTTTTTACATTCACAGCATCGCCATTAATTGTAAAGGCACCGGCAATTTCAATTGTGTTTCCGACTTCTGGAGCATCAAATACTTCACCGATGACTTTATTGTTTCTATCTAAAAGTGCTGCTTTCATTTTATTACCCTCTTTGCATCCCAACGGGTGCATATCTAAGTGAAAAGTTATGAGCTTTTCTTAAAGCTCGTAAACAGTATAGCATCTATTTAGAATCTGTCACGTTATTTTTAATTTATTTTGTGCAATAAAGGCTATTATTTTTAATAAGTCAGGCTGTTGCTTGTGGAATGCTTGCATCGCCTGTTCAATGCTGCGCCATTTCTGCACGCCCACCTTCATATATGCAGCCTGGTTATAATTTCCGGTAAGTAGGCTTTCTTTGCTAAGCCCAGCTTCACACAGTCTCACTTAAATTTTGGTGGGTATCGATCAGCTCGCACAGGATAAGGCTGAACAAACTGGTGACATGAGAAGAATCCAGATGGTCGTTGCAATCAATGGCAGCGGCGATGCCAGTGGTGGCCACCTTTAACGCGCCGATCACCCGTCCAAGCCGTTCAACTTCATCATACAGCTCGGAATTAACCGGTTTAATACAGCGTTTGGGCATCATTTCACACCGCCATCAATGCCAATAAACAAATCAGATTGTTCAATGTCCGCTTTAACCAGCTGCATATCCGGCATTTTAGAGCCCACCATATTGTGCAGTGTTCTAAGCTGGTCCAGCATGGTACGGATATGGAAAACATTCTTGCTGGATACCAGTGCATGGGTCAGGTAATCAATCTGTTTGATGACGGCAATATACTGTTTGGCAGGCAATGCGCCAAAGTAACCCAGCTTGCGTATTTGTGGCAACACTTCAGCACAAACCCAGCTGGCAAACTCTTTGGCTTTGGGTTTATTAGAGCGAAATATTAAGTGATAAAGGCCAGCTTCATTGACAAAATAGGTGTCTTTTTCACCAAAGCTGGTGATAAGTTTTATCACCAGCTTCCAGCTTTCTGGCATGTTTTCTAGCGTCATACTAGACCATGAAATATCTAAAACGGCACACACATCTTTAGCGCAAAACCAGATGTCGTTGTTTTCATCAACGGCAGTTCTGATATCAGAAGATTCAAACAGGAAGGGATTGGGTAGGTTTTTTAAATTAGACATTACTGTCTCCTATGAAAAGATCAGCTTGATCTATTTGTTGGCTGATAAGTACCATTTCTGGCATGGCATGGCATGGCCAGCAATGTTGCATAGGTTACGCAATGGTGATATCAGTATTTTATGGGTAAAGGCGTTTTTGGTATCAGTCAGTCGATCCGTTAAATCAGCAATTTGTTTAACGACCGCTAAATACTCTTTAACCGGTAATATGCCAAAGTAACCATGCTTGCGTATTTGAGGTAAAACCTCTGCACATACCCAATGGGTAAATTGTTCAGCAGCTGGTTTCCTTGATGAGAATGCAAGCTTATAAATAGCAGCTTCATTGATAAAAATAAGCTCTTGAACCCCTTTAGGGGTCTCATGGAACGATACCCCTACCTATGATTCAGGTATAGACCTTAGCGTATTTCCGCGTCCAGACCATGAAATATCTAAAACTGCACAGACATCTTTAGCACAAAAAAACGCTTCACCATTTTCATTAATGGATATGCGTACATCATGATCAGCGAATAGGAAGGGATTTGGGAGGTTTTTTAAATTCGACATTGCTGTCTCCTACGGTTCTTTTCGAGAGAAGCACCCGAAGGTGCAGTTAGGAGTTTCGAAACGGCCACGTAGCGCCGCGCCAACTATTCAATATATTCGATGGCACTCCTAACTACAGATGCAATTATGCCACAAAGGACATGCTCGCAGAATTTGATAGGCATAAAAAAGCCGCATGGTCTGTCGGGTGCGGTTTCCGCTACGTGGTGAGCTTTCGAGACTCGGTAAAAAGTATGCGCTGTTAAATAATACTTATCAAGTGTAAGATTAAGTCCACGTCAACGTCATAAACGTATCTGAGAACTCAATCTGTTTTATGCGTTTGCCGTTTAACTCCACGCCGGGTCGAAGTAAAGGGATTGCCGGTATCTTAGCGCTTTTATCATACTGGTCATCAAAGTATTCGTCCGGAAGATCAATGCCACGCTCTGGCCATACACTGTGCGCCCAGCTGCCCACATACGTTGAACCGTCTGATTGCTGTTGCCAGAAGTAATCGGGGACTTTAAATGCTCTACCCACAGTGTCAAGAGCATGATAGCCATTGCCAAGGTTAGCGAAATGTGGAATTTTAAAACTCGCATAAGGTTGCTCAGGTGTAATAAAAATAACCCCACTCTTATCGGACATCGCGCCCAGTACATCATCTAGGGTCGGATGGCGTAAGTTCATCGGGATAGGGTTGTTCAACACCGCAGAAAACTCACGGCAAAACAGCACCGCCTGGCGTTTATCGCGCATGTTGACAGTCTCAATGTAGCCGATAAACAAGCGGCTGTCATGGTCGTGTTGGGTGTAGCCAATGTCTAAAGCAATGGCGGTAAACGGTTTGATGGTATCGCCAGCGGTGTCAATCGTAAACTGTGCGCGGCCTGCCGTGTTGGTGCCCAATATTACCCGATCTTCTACGATATGATATGTTTTGCTGGCAATGGTCAGAGTTTTAGACAGCTTCACTTATTGCTTCTCACACAGCACAACAATACCATGATTAGAATAGCCACCGACTTTAATAATATGATATTTCGCTGATTCACAGCTTGCCTTGCTTTGCATCTGCTGTATGGTTGGCTTGCCTAGCATGGGCTGTTGGCTGGAGTTAAGCTGAAAAACAATGGGAAATATTAGCAGTAAGTACATGGTCAATCCTCAATCATTTTAGTTTATCTTCAGCACCTTTCAGCACTTTCTCAAAACCTACCAATGAATCCTTGGAATTTGGATCAACTGGTGCGGCTGACTTGGAAATCACTTTGGTTCCCTTGGCAGTCTGGCTCTTAATTTTGCTCTTGGCTTTACGTAGCTGTTTCTTTTCTGCTACTGAGTTGTATTCAATGAGTTTAAAGCTTATTTGCCATTGTTCAGTGTTGCTGTCTTCACGTACAGTAATGTCACTGTCAAAGCATACTTGCCGTATGCCCATCGTGTTAGCCGTGTTATTGACAATATTGTAAATCGTGCGCTCATCCTTGCTGTTTTTTGCCTCGGCTAATCCAACCAGGTCTTTAAGGTCTTTGCTATCAATGTAACGGATCATCATGCTGACATTGACTTCCTTAGCCTTGTCGCCGGTCTCGGCGCGTGGTGTATGGCTACCCGTGCCGCTCATATCCTTGCCTGCCAGTGGTAACGTTACCGATACCTTTTTATCAAAACCATTTACACGTATTTTATTTAATAAGATCATGGGTAAGGGAAGATAGTTTTAAGTAGTGCCAAATCAGCAATGGAACCCATAAACAACATAATAGCTGTTAGCGTATATTCGTGCCCTGGTGATCCAGCCAGCAAACTGGATGCAATATTGCCCTCGGCATAAAATCGCCAGCATCCGGCGGGTGTTCCGGTTAGTCCTGCCCCTGCTGCTGCCTGTGCCCCTGCCACGGTTGCCGCGTGGGCAGTTTTATCAGATTGCAGGCTGCTGATGTTGGTGGCCGGATTGCTGGATAAAAATGCCGTGGCATTGTCGCTGGCCGATTTTAACAAATCCGCACGCCGCAGCGCCCTGACTGATGGCAATGATGACATGTTGACCGATGATTCAGCATGGCCGTAAGGCACTAGATTAAATTTACTCGATTCCAGCGCCTGCAATGCCGTTGCCCGCCGTGCCAGCCGTTGCATATTCGGCAATGGGAAAGCCGCACCCAGCTGTGTAATGTTAGCAGAAAGGCTGGCAAGATTAGTGGCAGTAACTGCAATACCCAATGCTGCCGGTGCGCCCATGCCAATCTGTTCCACAATGGCATTGATGGCATTGGGGAAACTTAAGTATGTATTATGCCCAGTTAAATCAACAATGCCGTGTGTCCACGGATCCACGGCAATCAACCGAACGCCTGACGATGCGTTTGAAGAGGATCCAGCGGCAGGTGCAACTATGCGCAAAGGTGTCCACAACATGTTTATTGTGGCCAAAAAATAGCATTAATTTCATCAACCGTTATTGCTTTAGACAATTTATCATGCAGTTCTTTATTTATATTATTTATATAAATAATGTAGTCGCTTAGTTCTTTAATTACTTTTTTTGCATCATCTAATGTTATTTCATAATAATCATTATTAAAATCTTCAATAACAACATAATCTTTACCTGAAATAACAGAAAACTCATAGTTATTTTTAATTGCTTGTATATCTGATGCAATACAGCTTAATTTAATGCCTGTTTCAGAAATAAAACCAGATGAAATCTCTGATTGATAACTGCGTTTTATATTATTTTTTTTGTCAAATTTATAGGATTCAATATCTAATACCCACTGCCCATCAGTAAAAATACAATAAATATTTGGACGTTCTGGACGTTCAATACCATCATACAAAAAAATATTTTCAGCTACCTTCATCTTGAAATTTCCCATTGTATCGATGCTCCAACGCAATTTGAATAAGTTACAGCTATACCGCTGGAATAATCAATAGCTTGCAGTGTTTTTAGGCCAACAGCTAATAGTTGCTCATCCCCGCCAGTTGAGTCTAAACCAGTAATCATATGCTCTGCCTGGTGTGTTTTAGTGACCATTTTTGAGTTTGTGTGAAAAAAAGACATATCAACAGTGCTTAACCCCATATCGCCAACAACATTTGAACTTAAAATAATGCTGGCGGCATTCAATGTATAGCTGCTGACAAAGTTAGCAGTATTCTGTATGCCGCCAGCTGGAATTGGTGACATATGAACATATGATGTATAACTCCAACCCGATGAACCATGTATGATGTTTGAGACTAATGAGGCATGCGGGTCTGTAATTGCCGCAATTAGTCGGCCATTTAAAATATATGGATCAAACGGCAAATAAACTGTGCCACCACCGACTAATTTTTGTGACCACAGATTATTTTTTGAATTTACAACTGGTCGAATTGCAGGTGCCGTTCCAGATGTGCCAGTAATTATTTGCGCAATGCAAATATCAAACGGTGTTGAGTAAAAACCACCCCCAGATGCACCATTTTCAACGCCGACCAATCCAGCCGGTGTTGAATCATTAATATCACCAATTTGTACATAAAATGTCAGCTGGTCTGAACTGTTGATATAGGCCCTTAAAAAATACTTTGATGCTATCGCTAGAGTTGGGGTAGTAAATGCAGGTGTTATATATTCTTGCACTGTACCTAATCCGGATGATACAAATTTTGCTAACGTAAATTTTGTCCCTGCTGAAATAGATGCTGTACCACCTGTGCCAGCAATAATATTAGCTGTCACTGCAATTGTATTATTTGTGCTATTGATAATTGGCAAATCAAGGGCATAAACTGGCAATTGCATTGCTGACATAGCTGCTTGTCTAACTCGTAGTGCATTCCAGCGCCTAATGACAGTAGATATTCCAGCAATAGCTTCAGGTTGCGATACCACCACACCCTGGCGTAAATCAGTAATGGCCCCGCCGGATGAAATATCAGCTATCTTGAATAAATAATGCTTAAAGCCTTGTCCATCTGTGTTATTTGACAGTGAGGTTGCTGAGGCAGTAAAGACAATGACAGGTGCAACTCCGTTGATATTGCCTTGTAGACTTGCATCCATCCAGATTGCTTTCGGCAATGCACCTACATTTAATGCAGTTAGTACAGTGGTTTCACATCGGATGCCTGATATGTAAGAAACTCCTGGAGCAATGTTGTAAGTCGTTCCTGATGACAATGTGACCAGCTGCGCATTGTCATAAAACGCTGCCGTGCCATAGTCGTCCATGTTGCTTAAGCGTTCACGGTCATCCACTTGCAGCAAACGCGTAGTGAAATCAATCTGCCATGTTGAGGCCGGAACCGATATGGATGTCGTAGCAGTTGCACCGGAAAAAGCTAGTAAGAAGTTACGGGTTAAATTATTACCCGCTACTGCTCCAACGGTATGGCGCTTTTGTGTTAATGCAATATGTTCACAAGCAACTAATGTGCCTTCAGCAGACTTTAGCCCAACCCAATTAAAATCGTAATCACCGATTGTTGAGTCTAGCGATAGTGAGTAAACGACCTGGTTAGAGTTGACATAGCCTTGAAATGTCACGGCATACGTGCCGACAATATTGCCAGCGGCAGGTAATGCCTCTATGCGGTTGGCAGGCTCAACGCCAAGACCAGCGATATTGGCCAATACAAATTGGGTAATGCTTAATACCTGGCTAGCACCTTGTTTTTGTGCTATCAGTTGTTCGCCAGCGATGGTAATAAATGCCATGATTGTCCTTAGTAGATATTTGTACTTAGATAGATGCCGCGCTATAAGCCCAGGTGTGGCCAACGCCCCAGGTGGTTATGCCAGGCGGTACACCAACAAGCGTATCAAATGTATAACGGCGGCAGGTACGGCCATATTTTAAGATGATATCGCCCAATAACTGTGCATTGCCGGAAATCTGGCTATTGGATAATTTAAGTCCAATTACGTCCCAGTTAGTTGCATCAAAGCGTTCGGATATTTCAACGTAACCTATGCCTAAACGCTCAAAAATGCGGATGAAGCCCGCTTTGCTGCCAGCATCCTGCGCATTGACCAGTGCATAATGTACGCGATTTCTGTACAGATTTATGGGTTCATTAGTAAAACGTTGGATGTCACGCTGATATGCTAATAGTTCAAGTATTCCCTCTGAACAGGTTAACGCGCTCATTTGCCCCAATGGCCATTTGATCCACGTTTCAGCCAGGGTAAAGAAGTTGGTGGCAGCAGTGACCAGTTTGGCAAGTTCGGGGCCATCCAGCCAAAATGGCAATTCAATCTTTATCATTATTCAGTGTCCAGTACAGTGACAGTTAATGAGGTTAAACGCGGTATCCACTTGGCGGTCACAATATCCGGCAAGCTGAACACAACAGAATGAATTTGTGGAATAAACAGGTGCATTTCTTCACCCAACCGAGAAAATGAAAAGCGGTTGTACGGTAGGGTTAATGTGGGGCTATATAAGTTATTTTCCCTAAATGCTGCGTTAATAAACAGTACGGCCTTGTCGTGAATATCGGTTTTTTGTGCAGCGGTTAAGAACTTTTCGACGTACACCGTGGCGGTCAAGGTTTTGTTTTGTTCTGGCATCTGGTACACAATCAGGTCATCGCCGTGGCCGTGGTTGCCCTGGTCGGTGATGTACAGATTGATATTGATTAAAAACTGGGTCACCGTTGCCGAAAAATCAAACAAGATAAAGGCGTTTGCCGTGCCTGGTCCACGCGGTGCATTATGCTCAAACCAGATAGCATCAATATGCACACCAGGGAAAGTTGATATCATGGCCTTGTACACGCTATCAGTGTGGTAATCCGAGGCCGTGCCGAACTGGTTGCGGATGCGCCCACGTAGGTCGTCATCGGTTTCTAAATCCGTGCCAGGCAAGGTTATCCAGTCAGGCGGATTGGCAACAGCGGTTACACCTGCAATTTGTGTGGGCAAGATGGAATAATAATTAGCGCCAAAGTTGTAAACAGAACCTTCAAACTCGGCAATCACCGGAACATCCAAGGTATAAAGCCCTACAGCAAAGCTTGCCACATCTGTGGTGATCAGCTTATAGATAATGCCGTTAATGCTCGCTGTCTGGATAATTGTTTCAATTGGTACGGTTATTGCTAATCCTAAATCAACACGGGTAAAACGCACAATTCCCACGGCTTTGGTGGGTTGTTTGCGGGTTAAGTTAACCGCATCACCCAGCAATTCAAGGAATTCACCAATGGCGTATTTTACGTAAGCGTTGGGGATTAGCGTTACCGCGATAAAGTTAACTAACCATAGCACTGGATTGGTGATCAATGCTGTCACTACCCGCCAAAATGGCGACATCTTGTCAGTATTGCTGATTAAACTGCCGGTTGCCGTTACCGTATCTTTCCAGATAACCTCCAGTTCTTCCTGCGTAGTCGGGATTCCGGCATCTTTTAACGTTTGCGTAAAGTCCATCGTATTACCTTAACTCCTGCTATTATCAAAAAAAGATTAAAAAAGGTAACCACTACCATTACGCACCAGATAACATATAGCGGCACAAAAACCGCCATTAAGAGGTATTTCATAAACCCACGGCAAAGCCAATGGTACCAAACAGTTCAGTCTGTGCTTCTATGTAGTAAGTCTCAAAAGCCGGTTCAGTGATCTTTATTGTTCCTGGTACCAGCCGCTCATCGTCTTCAATCAACAGCTCTAATTCCTGAATGGCGGCGGCAATAGTAAAGGCGCTACGCTGGCCAATGATGGTCACCATCAGGCCGCTTTCACGGATTAAATGCTTTATGTCCTGTGATATGCTGCCCCGGTCGTCAATCAGTACCGGTTCACCGGCGGCATCTAAGGTAAGGTCGTTATTAGTAATGTAAATATCAACATAATTTCCCATTATCCGCCCGCCATCGCCATTTCATTGGCAAGCTTAGCCCCGCTCATGGGTGAACCGTGGTTATGTACGGTTATGCTGGTATTTTTGTGGCTGCTCGAACTGTTGCTGATAGAGCTGCTGACCTGTTTCAGCAAGCCACTTTTTGCCCCTGCCTGGCCACTGCCGCCACCGATAACGCTAGGTATGGATATTTTCATATTGCCAATGCCAGCTACTTTGGCCATTAACCCGTTTAAGCTGCTGGCAATGCCTGCAAACGGGTTAAGGCCTGCAAGCCAGCCTTTAAAGCCAGACCACCAGCCTTTTATGCGGTCAAGTGCAGCAACAATGGAAGCTACCACACTCGCAGCACCTGCTAGTAAAACGCCAAACGGGTTAAGCCCAGCCAGCCAGAGCTTGGCATTCATCCAGCCGTTTTGTATGCTTTGGATACCAGATAATACCCAGTTAACCACGGCAACTGCACCTATTGCTAATGCGCTAAAAGGGTCGAGCGTTGACAGCCACAATTTTGCGTTAAGCCAGCTGTTTTGTATGCTGAGTACACCGGACAATACCCAGTTAATAACCGTAATAATGCCAAAAGACAGAGAACCAAAAATATTGATTTCAGACAGCCAGATAGTAAAGTCAAGCAAGCCCGTTTTTATCGCAGCAATGCCAGATAACAGCCCGTCACCAATGGAAACTGCGCCAAAGTTCAGGCTGCTAAACGGATTGATTTCAGATAGCCAGATGGTAAAGTCAAGCAAGCCCGTTTTTATCGCGGCAATTCCAGATAACAGCCCGTCACCAATGGAAACCGTGCCAAAGTTCAGGCTGCTAAACGGATTGATTTCAGATAGCCAGATGGTAAAGTCAAGCAAGCCTGTTTTTATGGCTGCAATACCCGATAACAGCCCGTCACCAATGGAAACCGCGCCAAAGTTCAGGCTGCCAAACGGATTTATTTCAGACAGCCAGATGGTAAAGTCAAGCAA